GCTATGGGCAAGTTATTAGTGACGTTGGATTTAATTCTGATGGCTTGTTGATGACGAGTCCAGGCAAAACTCTAGTGGGCTCTGGAGTAAACGAGTTGTGGCATACAGCTACAACGCACCCCGGCTTTTCCGGGGCGCCGCTTTATTGTGGCAAACATGTGGTTGGAATCCACACAGGACATGCGGATGGTCATAACAGGGCCGTTCGCGTTGAAGCAGTCCTGCGCCTAGTCAAAACTGGAGAGGAAGCCTCTGAAAGTTTCGAAATTGAAGAGGAAGACGCTAGAGAAATCAAAATCGGTGGCCGTCGTGCGACGGTCCGTGAACTTGACGATGGCGCCCTTGTAGCAGAGTTTCGAAATGGAGCAGTTCGCTTCTTCGACGATGAAGACGCGGAGGAGTACAAGTCCAAATTGCAGCGGAGAGATGAGATGATGGAGCGTGAAAGATTAGATCGTGAAGAAATTTACAAAAACTTCTATGACGCGTCAAAATCAAAAACTATACCGACTGAGAAGAAGGACTGGGTGCCACTCCCGGTGAACGCATCATGGGCAGATGAATCAGCTCCAACCCAACAGAACGAAGTAGCGGTAGTACCTGAAAAGGTTCCGGACTCTGGTGTCTATGTGGTGGAACAGAAAAAATCAGTTCATATACAATCACCTATGGCTATGGTACCAGAAGTGGTAGCATATTTGGAATCCAAGGCAGAGGAACTAGCAAAAATTGGCTATGAACCTGATAAATACGTGATGCCTGAAAGCACATACGAAACAGAAGAGACTTCAGTGCGTAAACACTTGGAGCTGTACGAGCAAAACTGTAAAAAAGTCACTCGAACTCCTACAGCAGAAGAGTTGAAGCGAGCGCACAAGATCATGATGGTTCGGTTGCAGCATCTCCGTTTCCCGGTAAAGAAGGGATATAAATCCAAGGCAAATATTGCCTCAATAATCGATTCAAATCGAGTAAAAGACAAGAAGAGCCCAGGTTACCCTTACAAGGAAATGGGATTAGCAACAAATGAGCAAGTAATTAAGCGTTACGGTGTTGAAGGTTTTGCCGATCTCGTCCTCCAGCAATGGGACGATGATTATGAGTATGCCCAGTTTGCGAAAGCTGGAGCAGAAAAAGCTAGTAAGATAGACAAAGGAATGCAACGAGTCGTTTCTAGTCATCCTCTAAACAAACTCGTAAAGAATCACGCGCTGTTTGGCGCGTTAGCAGAACGCGCACTTACTCAATGGCAAATCACCAGTGAAGTATGCATTTAACCCGCTTCTTGCAGGCCATATTGAGCACTTGAAAAAGGCTCTAGGACCTGGGAAACTATGGGAAAGTGACAAACCAACTTGGGATTACAGTTTCTACTCATGGTTTTATGATGCGATCCAGGAAATTGTTAAGGAATTAGCGGTTGCTGGAATCGACGTAACGCCTGAGGAGATGACTGAGTATTTGCTCGACGTTGAGAAGGAATTTCAAAGTGTAAAGAAGGCTAAAGCTTTCCGATGTTCCAATGGTAAGGTCTACGCATCTAAGCGAGATGGTATCATGAAGTCGGGATGGTTTTTGACCATTTTTTGCAATTCGGT